CTCCTGTTTCTAATCCTGTTTGACCAGCAACAAAACTTCTACCTGTATATGTTTGTGTAGGTAAAGCTTGACCTAATAATCTAAGACCTTCATTAGTTACGCCTAGACCGGCTGCTTCTACAAAAGGTTCCCTATACTGCCTAGTTTCTGTTATCGCCATTATTTTCTACCTTTTTTTATTATTTCACCTTTTGGTCCTATAACATCTTTTTTTGCTGCTTGACCTTTACTTCTTCCTTTACTATAGTCTCTTAATCCAACACCACCTTTTTCATAAATACTTTTTTGTTCTTGAACTGCTTTCTTTTTTTGAGCTTTTCCTGATTTGACTGTACCACCTTTAAACTCTTTATTAGGAGTTTTTTTAATTCTTTTAACAACATTTTTAAGAAGAGCTTTTCCTAATCCTCTTACTGCTATTCCTGCTCCTACTACTAATGGTCCTGGCATTATACTTGTGCCTCCAATTTTTTCATTGTGTCATACATAAGATCTGCTCCTTTATCTACACTACCACCGCCAGCTGCTCTTACTGCATCTGCTGTAAATACAAATTCGTTTTTAGAAAGTCTTGCAGGTACATCGTCTGCTCTTTCTGCTTTACCCATAGGCACAAATCCACCACCTCTTAAATCCATTTCTTTACCACCAAGATTCATAAGACCACCATCAGCTTTTTTTTCTATAATTGTAAAAGCTTCGGGAGACAATTCTGATAGAACTAATGCTTCAGCTAATTCTCTACCTAAACCTTTATCCATTAATTCTTTTATTTTTTCTTCGTATCTTTCACTTGCAGATCCACCATCAGCTTTACCTTTTCTTGTGCCTTTTTTCTTCATGTCTTTTATAAGTTGTTTGATACCTGGATAGTCTTTTGCTTTACCTTTATATAAAACTCCTTCAGGCATAATCTTAATTATCTTACCACCTTTTTTAACACCCATTCTAGCTGCACCATAAGTAGTATTAAACCATTCTCTAAATGGCACTATTTGATGTTCCATATCTAATTCTTTTAATTCAAAAACATAATTTCTATACTCATCAATTAATCCTGGACTTACTTTCATAGCCATTAAAACTTCTACATCTGTTTCACCGTCCTCTGCCATAGGACCTATCTGAACTCCTTCTTCCATTCTAAGTTCATCATCACCTACAAACTCTTCGTCCATCATTTCTATGTCTTCAACATCTCCACCTCGTGCAAATCTTAACATAGGTACAGGTTCTTCTTCATCAAAAGATCTACCAAATGCTCTTTCTATTCCAGAAGCTGCTAATCCAAGATTACTTGATATATCATCTCGTGCTTTATCTCTTCTTTCTCTTCGATATTCTTCTTCTGATGTATCAGGAAATTCTTCTTTAACCATTGCTATGGCTTGTTCGTAAGGCATTCCACTTTCAACTAATTGTGCAACAAGAGGCGCAGCCGCATCTGAAATACCACCTTCGTCAAAACCTATTCTACCACCACTAGCTTTTTTTTCTGTTTTTTTATCTTCTTCTTTTTTTGCAAAAAGTTCTGGTTTATTTTTTCTTAACCATTCTTCATATTTTTTTCCAAAACCTGTCATACTTGCTTTAGAAAAAAATTTCTTTGCTCTACCACCTGAAGCCATCATACTTCTTACATACTCATCTAACTGTTCAAGTTCCATTTGATTTAACAAGTTTAAAGGTCTACCAAACAAACTCATAGCTGCATCATTTCTTTCAGCTTCTGGACTTGGATTAGATGCCATTCTTTTTATACCTGAGTCACTATCTTTTTTAGATTCCATTCCAACTATTTCATAATACTTATCACTATCAAAAGCTATCTCTGCTGCTTCGTCATAGTCGTAACCTAAATATTCTAACATTTCTATTCTTTTAATATACCAATCAGGACCAGCCATAGGACCAATAGGAACTCCTTCTTCTTTTTGTAAATCAAAAGGTGTAAGAATTTCTTCATCCATTTCTTCTACTTCAAATTCTTCTACATCACCACCTCTAGCATAGCCATATCTTGTTAACATTTCTTCAGTTTCTTCTTCAGTATAACCAGCATTTATAAACATATCTTTTATTTCTTGTCTTCTTTTTGCTTTAAATTCTGCTGATCTTCTGTCTTCTTCTTTTTCTGCATCGTCCGCTGCTTCAGCTGCTTGTATTCCTGCATCAACTGCAGCTTGACCACCAACCACTGTAGCCACATCTTTAAAACCTTCTGGATTAGCGTATCGTTCAAGAGTTTGTGCCATTGAAACTGCATCTTTACCTTTACCAGGTGTATGTAAAAATTTTCCTAATCCTTGATTTTTATCCATTCCACCAACATATGAATCTAATGCTGTTGGAGCTGCTGCTAATATACCTGTTGTTGCTACATCTTTTAAATCTGCTTCGTCGTCAGTTAAAAATCTAGTCCCACCTGCCATAATCGCTTTTTGCATTGCAGGATTAAAAGCACCTAAACCAAGTTGAGCTCCAGGAATTAAAGCTGCAGCGTAAGGTACAAAAGGACGTATCTCCTTTGGTATTAGCTTCTTAACTCTACGTCTTATTCCTGAAAAAAATCCCATATTAAATTCCTATTATATTGTTGAAATGCAAGATAGCAACTCTTGTATATATGCTGGTATCGTGCATTTTACTTGTTTTTTGGGCTAACGTCAATCTTCAATGTTAAAGTCAGCGCCTATCTTTATATCTTCTACAGTGATATTTACGTCTCTTCTAATATGTTCTTTTTTAGTATCAGTATTAGCGTCGTTTATATCGTCTTCGGCTTCTTTATCAGAAAAATATTCTTTGCCGGTTACTGTATTAGTTAAAGTTACCTCACATTTAGGTGTAATTACTGGTGTTCTTTTACCATTAATTGTTTCATACCTAACTGAGGCTTCTGTTTCGATAAATGGCATTATCTATCCTCTCTGTTAATTTCTAATATAGATGCAACTACATCTATGTTACCACTAGCTGCTTGTACTTTTAATACTTCACTTTCTTCCATAACCAAAGGTTCTGTAATAACTTGTTCTTTTTCATTAGCAGATAAACTTACTAAATTATCTAAAACAAAAGCAGTTCCTGCTGCATTGGTTAATGTTACTTTAGCAGTAGCAGCTCCTGCTGCGTCTTCTGCTAATAAAATAGATTTAACAATAGCTCGTGAATTTGATGGTACAGTATATAAAACTGTATTAGCTGTGCTAGTTAAACTTAATTTTGCGTTTTGATATATATTTGCCATTAACCTAATCCTAACCAAGTAAATCGTTCTTGGTCTTCTTTTTGTTGTGTTAAATATGTTGAGTTTAATTGTTCAATAATAGCATTTAATGCTCTATTGATTTGTCTTTGGTTATCCTCACTATATTCTTTTTTAGGCTCTGGTAATCTAACTACTACTTTTGTCATTTAACAATTCCACTTTCTAAGTGATTTAGATAATCTATCATCACCTGTATTATTACTAGGCTTTTGTCTTTTACGCATGCCTTTCATCCTAGCGCAAAAACTTTTTCTACGCTTGGCAGCTTTAGATCCTTTTTTTAATTTAGAGGGTTTGGTTGTTACAGCAGTTTTTAATTTTGATCCAGGATTAGCTGCTCTATAAGAAGCAACTCCTTTTTTATTTAAACCGCCAGAAGGATTTTTACCTTCTTTTCTTTGCCATGCGGGTGTCTTACCACCCGACGCCATAGCAATACGATTTAAATATGCTTTACCATATCCTCGTCTAGCTTGATCCATTATTTTTTCGCCGTCTTAGCTGATCTTCTTAAAGCTTTATCGGTAACAGTTCCTTTACCTTTTCTGCTTGTTCCAGCTTTTTTTCTTTTATTCATATAGTAGTAAAGACCTTTCTTAGCCGTTCTACCATCTTTTGTTTTATGATAACCTTTTTTCATGGTTTATCTCCTTCCATCTGGTTGCAGGTCTGCTTGAAAAGTTCCAAATCTCCAAGTCTCAGCTGACCCTGTATTTTCTATTTTAAGACTTGCATACCTACCTCTTGCTCTTGTGTCAACTTTAGTTGTACTTGTCGTAACAGTAAAAGGACTTAAAGTAGATGTTGTGTTTGGATCTGCAGGATAGTCTGAAATAGAAATTGTCATTACAGCATTACCTTGCAAATTTTTAAAATTAGGTAAAAATCTTCTCATTGCTAAAAAGTATTCTGCAGCTCCTTGATCTGTCTGCAAAGAAAAATTATATGATTGTGCAAAAGATGTCAATGTGGTTACACTTCCATCTGGATTAACTTGATCGGTCCCCGTTTCGTGTTCAAACAATACGCTTTGACCTAATCCTGATTCACCTATGATTGCAGGAAACGTGCCACTATTAGAACTATTGTACGCTGTAGCATAAGGTTTAGGATATACTAATGAATCCATCCAAGTAGTTCTTATTGCATTTGTATTTGTGCCTGTGTACCAATTACCCATAGGTAAAGGATTATTGTTTGTACCGTAGTTGTAAACTACATATCTATTATTAAAATCTGATCCTGATGTTGGATACCACCATGTAACTTCTGTAAACAAGTTATTGATACCTGCATTTATCTGTTGACCTTTTGTAGTTGCTGCATCATCATAAACATAATCTTCTACACTACATGGTAAAGTATTAACCGTACCA